GGAAAACATCTCATTGACATGGACATTATTGTCGACAAGGGTCGTTTTAGAACGAACCAGGTCTAGATAATAGAACCAGTCAGAAGGTAAAACCCTCTTGACTAGTTCATATGTCACTGAATCGCTAGCACTTGAAAGATCGACGGTCATAAGACTGCCGGTTATACTTCCAAGACGAGCAAGTTCCTGATTATTCTTCTGGTTATTCAGATCAATACCTACCCGTTTAAGGCAGGTGCGAATCTGATTCCCAAAAGCTTTCTGCAAGAACATGTTAAGATCGGGTTCCTTTGCAGCAACCCGGTCAATATCAGAGTTCTTAGGGACTGTGAACAAGACATTACCATCGACATATCTGGGTTCCAAACCAGATAACCGTAAGTGGTCAGCCCACCTAGTTCCACGAACAATATCGTAGAACAATGGTAGGACAGGTCTTGTAACATCTGCTTTGTCAAGGAACTTCAAGGCTGGATGGCCCCGAACCCGTTTCTTACTAGTGGAAGCACCCCCAGAAAACCCGCCATTGGCAAGGTCTAATGAAGGACTCCATGGTAAGATTCGAGCAATAATACGCTCAACGCGATCCAGGAACTTCTTTGCAGAAATACCTGGAATCACATCAATGGAACTACTACCAAGGGCCAAAAGCCTTTTGTTAGTCGTACTATTGGTGGTCTCTGTATCGAGCCATTTTGCAATGGCCCTAGACCGCCTTAAGAGAGCTCCGTCTTTCGAACCTCCATCAAACTTCGTAAGAAGAGTTGATAAAAGGTACGATGCTTCAAAAGCATCGTCGGATTTGAGGATCTCAGTAAGATCTCCAACAAACTCATCTGTTAGGCTCCTTGAGAGATGAAAGTCCGCTGTTCTCAGCTGGATTTTCTTCTGTTTTGGCACTGGGTTCTCCCATAAGTGGCCGTTCGTGACAATATGCCCCGTAGCCGTTGAAGGTACACTCTAACTTACAAGTGTCCGACCCGGCTATGGAGAGTGAAAGCATAGCTGTAACAAGTACAGCTAGCGCAGGACCGTACTTTCGTACGAGCTCCGCCATGGCATCAATAGATGCCAGACAGAGCTGTAATCGCATCGTATGTAAGCGTCGCGCCCGAAATAGCCAGGCTATTACGAGCAAACGCAACGATGTCCTTACGTTCCTGGAGCGTTGACGTCGGCTCGAAGTTGAAAGTCAGTTCGGCATAAGCCGTACGGACGACAACAGGAGTCGACACGCCGTTCACGACCTGGGTCTGAACGACGGGAACAGCGATCTTCACGATAGCCTTCCATTTACCAGTCGTTTTCGACTGTTTGGAAGATACTGTCACGACCGAGTTGCCAATGGGAACCCCAGAGGTCTCGATAACAGCGCCCACCCCATCGATGATATCGCGTGGGACGAACGTATGCGACACAGGTGTCGCAGCCTGATCCTGTAGAACCAGGTTCTGAAGTTGCGGCATTTAAGCCTACCTCTTCGTTAATTGCGACAATAACGCAAGTGCGTTAAGCGCGTGGTTGGTGGAAAATGGTGACTTATAGTACAGAGCCGGAGTGGGGAAACCCAACAGCGACTCTCTGGTGTAACCAAAGATATCGTACGTTCGCAGACGAGAATCACTTACTGTGATCTGGTTAGCGGGCGGCGAACCTGGGGAACATTCAGAAAGATAGCCTTCGCATCTTGTACCGTAGTAACCACTGATGAAGTTAACTCCAATAGGAGCGGTTAGAGCTTCAAGAAAGTTGCCAACTGGAACAAACCAGTCAACAACAAACGAGAAGGGAACCAGTTCCCACGCGATCGAGAGAGGATTTATCATCCCAACTTGAGCGTAGCGTGAGAGAGTTGAATCATCAATGCTATAGAAAACCTTAGCCGTATAGGCGCCGGAAGACTTAGCATCTAGAGTGTAGATCGCACCCGAAGAAGGGTCAGATTTACGGTGAACCTCCCAGTCGTCCTTCAAATGACGCACAGAAGAAGCAATCTGGGCTTTCTCACGAAAGCCCTTTTGCAACAACTGATGACAATCATATATGTCGGACATAAGAGGTTTCCAACCATACTGGTACTCTAGCCACAACGAGCTCGTCGATTTC